TGATCACCGGAGATCGCGGTGAAGGCGTCGTAGCCTGCCGGGTAACTGGTTGCCATGAGTGCCCCTTAGATTTCTGCGGTAAGTGCGATGTAGGCCGTCGTGGGTGCGCCGCCGTTTGTGAAGTTGTAGGACAACCCGACGGCGGTCCCCGATGCCCAGCCGCCGTTGAGCCGGAAACCACTATTCGTCGCGGACGGTGTGACGCTGACGCTTGTCGGGGTGACGCTCGCGACGCGCCAGCCCGAAGCCGCCGAGATTGTGCCGGTCGGCAGTTCCCGCATCTCAACTGGCAGACTGAAGATCGCCGAGCCTGCTACCGCGCTGATACAGAACATCGTCGATACGTTGTCCGTCGTTCCGGTTGGCCCGTACTGCCAGTGATACCGCTGACATAACGCGAGTTCTTCCGCCTCGCGGCGTGCCACAAACCCCGGCACCGTTGTACCAATCACAGCCTGAACATTCCACACATCAACCGTGCCCGTGCCCGTGCCCGAAGCCCGAACCAGCCGAACCTCCAGGTAATCGTTCAAATCTGTGCCAAGCGTTTTCCCCGAAATCGTCGGAACCGCGACAGCCACCGTGTGACGGGTAGTGGTTGACGTGTCAACCGTCACCGTCGTCGCCCCAGCCGTGGTCACAGCCGTAGACGGCGACCCAGTTGTCCCAAAGTTTTGCACCACCGAGACCGTCACAGCGGACGTGCCAGACGCCACAGCCGCATTGAACGCGACCGTCACGGTCTGCCCCGAACCCGTCCGAACATTCTCAACCCGCTGGTGAATGAACGAATCCGTCGAACCAGCAACCGACCTGTTCCACGCCATCTTGTACTGCGGTGCCCCCGCAAACGAGCCAACCGCGATCGCTGTCCGGGTGCAAACGTTGGTGGCTCCCGTACCCGACGTGACCTTCCACCGGTCCGAACACCAGTCCGTCGCACCCGTTGTCACCGTCGCCGGTGAGGCGGCCCGCTGATCCACCGTGAACTGGGCGTTTATCAACAGGTTGTTGACACCGCCACCGTCACTGACCGCGCCCAGCGATACTTCCACCGCCGCCGCCAAGTCACCCAAATCGGATGGCCCATTCGGTGCGTCCGACAGTTGCGGGTACGGCAGCGCGTACGTTGGCGTGTACGAAACCATGCGTGTCTCCTTCTTATAGCGACCGGGACGAAATGACTTTCACCCGCGTGCCCTCACCCGACGTTGAACCCGTCCGCTGCGCAGCGTCAGGGTCTTGAAAGTTCACACCAGCCAGTGTACCCAGAATGAAACGGGTTGCTCCTTGAATAAGCAGCACCACCACGTCATCCACGGCAGGCGTGTACGTCGACAGATACGCGGCCCGGATCGTGGCACCCCGCCACCGCACAACGCACACCGGGTTACCGTCAGCGGCCGTGTACGTTGTGACGTCCGTGACGACGGCAGGCTCAAACTTCGCGGACAACACCTCCGGCGTGTTTTTGCCCAACAATTCGGCGCCCAGAAACTCCATCGCGTTAGCCATTTGGCAGCACACTCCTCGTCGTAATGTTCTGGTTTCCGTCCACGGAAAGGGGAACGGTGAACCCTTCGACCAGATGCAGTTCGGTTGACCCGTCTGGGAACGTGAACGCGATCGTGTCCCCGGCCTCCAGCGCCGGATTACACACCGATTCACTCGAAACCTGCGCCGCGTTACCCCGCTGCCGTGTCAGCAGACCCGCACCCGCAAGCCGCGCCTGGTCCTCATCCGCGAGTGTCGGGGACGAGTAGTAGAACGGGACACGACCGAACAGGCCACCAACATAGGTCGGGGAGTTCGCGTCGTCGTCCACAACAACCACCGGATCAAAAGGCGGGAAACCGTCAATATCGACAGCGGTCACAATCACAACAGAGAACGCGCGTTTCCGGTTCCGCTCCTTCGACGCACCAACCATGATCCCGCCCTCACCGGCGGCGACAGACCAAGCCGGGAACGCCGCCAGTTGCGGAATGTTGCGGACAGTCCACACCCCGTCACGGTCGAAGAACGCTTCCGAACCGGACGACTCACACATTTTCACGATCGCGTCGGCCCGGTCCGTTTCCCACAACTCGTCTCTCACATTGACCACCGACGTCGCCCCAGTCGTCAGGGTGCTGACCGTGGTCGTGAAAAACTCGGAACCTAGCCGGGCGATCTCCGCGACCGCCGTCCCGTCCGTCGTCTCCGGTTGCTCAAACTTGGCGCGCTGCACCGCCGCAAACCTGTCCGCCCCCGTGACCGTCAACACGTCCGTGGCCCCGTATTTCAGGCCGACAGTTTCAACAAGGAACACACCCAACGCGACCCGTTCCACGTTGCCGCCAACAAACTTGAAACCCCGAGACACCCGCAGTTCCAGGCCGAACCCGGACAGGGAATCCCACTGATCCGCGGTCGTTTCCAAGGTGAGGGTACGCCGCACCCCAACCTGCGACCCGTTCACCGACACCGAACCGCCAACGACCGGGACAAACCCCAGATACGTGTCCCCCTGCCACAATGTTGCATGAACGTCCAGGAGGCCACCAGCGGCCACGGCGCGCAGGAACCGGGCCGACACCAGCGGGGTAGCGGTCGGCCCGACAATAGGCGCCGTATACGGGTAGTCGTGGTAGTAGGCAATCGGGTAGTCGTAGATAATCCCCGCGTTGTAGGTCACGGCCTAACTCCCGAGAAGAACGTCGAGCCAGGTCGCCCGCGACGCCAACAGGTCCGCCCACGTACCGGCCTCCGCCACCACATCAGCCCAGGTACGCGACGGCAGCAAGTCACCCTCCGGGCGTTCCACAACCACATACGGGACCGCGGTCACCCTCTGCGGCCGCTGACCCATTGGGACCACCCGCTGCTCACCCGTCTCCGTGCACGACACCCATTCCGCGCCGACACCCCACCCGAGACTGTCAGGAATGTTGAGGAGCAGGGTTTGGCCGTCCGCGAGGCAGGCGTGCACGCCGTCAAGTTCCACCAGGGTCGTCGTGTACACGGCCACCACCGATTGCACAGACATTCGCGCGCCCGTTGTCACAACCGGGGTGGACCGTCCCAGGACACGAACCGCGGACCGGGGTGCGCCACGTTTCCGCTCACCCAACTCTTTCACCGTGATCTGCACCGACAGGGACGAGTCACCCGGGTGAATTAGCCACACATCAGTGACGGCCAGAGACACCGCCGCCGACACCGCGGACGTGAGGGACACTGACCCGTCATACACCACAACCAGATATGTGCACGACACCCCGAACGGTGCCTCGTAGTCGTAGCCGACCCATGTCACATCTTCAATGTCGGGTGTCGTTTCGGCGTCACGGACCGGGGTTTGCACCCCGCCGATCTCCCGCCAAATCGCGAGCGTTTTGCCCGTGTACCCGGTCGTGTCCACCGTCAACAGGGTGCGGGGAGGAGTGTTGGCCGGTTGCGTTGTGGGCGTGATTGTCAATGCCATTAGCCGTACACCACCTGGTTGGCCAACTGCTTCACCTGACCGTCCACCTCGACACCCACAATTTCGTTGATTTTCTGACCCCCGATGTAGACGGCGATGGAGCCGGGCTGTGAGCCGGGAGCCGCCTTCACACCCATGCTCGCCTGACGGTCAAGATACAGGGACGAGCCGACAGCCCCAAGATTTTGTGACGCCAACTGCAACGCGGCACCCTGCGACGCGATCTGGTTGAACGTTGCCGCGTCCGCCCGCACCAGCGACGCCGCCAACGGTGCAGCGTCCACACCCCGGGCGATCATGTCTTGGAGCATGTACTGGGGCAGACCAGCCGACGCCAACGTTTGCAGGTTCTTCTTGAAACCGAGCACCATTTTCAACTGGCGGGCGATCCACGCCTTCGCCGAGCCCGACGACTTCGCTTGCGTGAAATCACCCCGACCGGAACTGGTGAGGGCTTCCGCTGTTCGCACACGCAACTGCGCGGCCGCCTTAGCGGCCTCCTGGGCGGCGTTCGCGATACCTTCCGCGTATGACTTGGCCGCGTCCCGCCCGGCCTTCCACGCGTCCCCACGGCCCGTGTTACGGGTCGCCCACTCCCAGTTCTTCTTACCCTTCACCCGGTCTTTCTTTTTGATCTTCTTCTTGAAACGTTCCGTGTTCATTCCCTCAACCCGCGCCGACTCGTGGAAACTAGCCCACTGCTCCGCGACAGCCACCGCCGACGCCTGAGCCGCCGACGAGTACACACCGGACACACTGTTCACAACACCGTGAGCCGCGTTGACCGCCGCCTGGCCCGACGACTGGATGCCCCGCACCAGCCCGGCGTTCAACATTTGCCCAACATAAATCGTGACTTGAGACGGGGACTTCACTTTCGCCGCATCCTTGTACGCCTGCGCCACACGGGCACCAGCCGACGCCGCCGCCGCGATAGCGGACCCGACGGACTGTTGGATACCGGCGACCGTGCCCGTGTTCAACGCGTTACCGACCTGCTGCCCCGTGTCCCGTGCCTCACCGACCGTGGACGCGGCACCCTTCGCCGTCGCCGTCCCAAGCGTCTTACCCGACGCCAAGGCTTCACCCTTCGTTGACGCTGCGCCCTTCGCCGCCGCCGAACCGGTTTGCTTACCGGCCTTACCGGCCTCACCCACCGCTTTCGGGGCACCCGTCAAACCGATAGCGATGAGGATGTCTTTCTGCTTCATCCCCGTCGCTTTAGCGATCCGCTTGATCTGGGCTTCTGTTGGCTTCCCACCGTTCTCAGCGATGGAGAGCTGCAACTGTTTCGGGGTCATCCCAATCGACTGAGCAATCTTCTTGATCTGCTTATCCGCGGACTTCCCGCCAGTGAGGGACACCTGCACCGGAACCCAGTTGGGCACATCCGCCATCGCCTCATTCAGCCCGTCAATGACCTCCCGGCCCTTCTGAGTGTTCGGGATGGTCGCCGCGAAGTCGGTCCCCATTTTCACATACTTTGCGCCAGCCGCAGCAATCGACTCCGCCGAGTCCTGCCCCGACTGTTTCAAGTTTTCGAGTTCCTTATTGAAACCTTCACCGAACCCGGTCGCCATCTTCAAGGCGATCCCCAGCGACTTCGCGCCCTCCTCCCCGTAGCCCATCGCACCGCCGGACTCTTTCAACGCCGACTGCAACGAGCGCATGTCCTCAGCGAACGACAGGGATGTTGCCATCGACGTGAGCGTCTGGAACTGTTCTAGCTCCTCGTTGAACTTCGCCTGCTCATCTGCGGCTTTCGCCAGCGCCTCCTCGTACCCGCCCAACGAGTCCACGAACCCGTCAACGTTGCCACCCCGGTCCGCTATGGCTTCCTTCATCTCTTCCAGCGCCTTGGCCGCCTCCACCGCCTGCCCGGAACTAGCCATTTGGGCGAGCGCCGTGTCAATGTTTTTGATTCCCTCACGCGAATCGTCCAGCGCCGAATCCGCCCCGACCAGCCCGTTCGTGAAATCCTGATACCCGAGGACGAGGCCACGTAGCCCGCCCGTGGTCCCGTTCGCATCATCCGACATTTGCGCCAACGAATCCGACAGGCCACCGACCATCTCAATAGCCAGGTGCGAGTTCGCCAAGTTCCCGGCACTGTCGTAAGTGTTTGCCAACGAATCCGCCGACATGTCCGCGTTCGCCGCAAGCTCGGACAGGGACCGCACCAGTTGGTCCGTCGTCAGCGTCGCTGCGCCTGCTTTCGGCCCGATGTTGTCCATCGCATGCATGAGTGCTGCTTGTGCCGCGACGACGAGGGTGACCACACCCAACGCTTTCATCGCGATCCCCAGTTTTGTGATATTTGGGACCGCCGCACCAGACGACTTCCCGACCGCCAGAATGGACACCGCCGCGCCCTCCGCCGCGACCTGCGCCAACCCGAACGTTCGCACAGCGATAGCGAGCGCCTTCAACGAGCCGACACCAACCACGACCGCTTTCATGCCAGCCACCACCGACATGAGGCGCGGGCCGAGCATCATCGCCGCCGCACCGAACACAACCAGCGCCCCGGCCGCCGTCTGGATCGGTTTCGGGAGCGCCGAGAACCCGGACAGCAGCTTCATTGAAACAAAAATGACACCCTTCATGGCGGGCAGCAGTTCCTTACCCAACACGCCCTGCATGTCTTTCCACTGCGCGGACAAGATTTTCGACGAGTTCGCGAGGTCACCGGAGGTGCGCTCAAAGTCTCCCTGAGCGTTCGTGGTCTGCTCAAGGATCAGCGCATACGATGCCTGAGCCCGGGCCGCCGGACTGATCGCCCCGGCCGTTTTCATCAGGCCCATTTCCATAGCCTTAGCCTGCACCGTGGCCTGGGTAAGGTTGACGCCCAACGTTTTCAACGGACGGGTCTGACCGACGAGGCCGGAACGGAGCGCGTTCGTCGCGATCGTCGGGTCAATGTTGTTGAACGAGCCAAGGTCCGCGGACAGTTGAACCAGGTTCCGCGACATGTCCATGGACACGTCCTGGCCCATGTCCATCGCCGTGAACAAGTTACCGAACGTTGACGCCGCCTCCAACGCGGACTGCGAAGTCATACCCATCTGGGTCGCGGCAGTTGAGGACCATTCCTCAATCGCCGCCGAGTTCTCCCCGAACACGACTTTCGACTTGTTGATCGACTCGGCCTGATCCGATGCGGCTTTGATCGCGCCCCTGGCGTACGCGGCGATTGCGAGCGCGGCAGCAGCACCAGCCACCTGAATCTTGGAGAACCCGGCAGCCGTTTTCTTGTTCGCCGCGGTGGTTCCGGCGGCCGCTTTCTGCGCCGACGTTTGCACACCTTTCGTCGCCGTCTGGGCCTTCTTCATGCCCGACACGTACCCGGTCGCGTCAGCAACCAGCATGGCCTTCATCACCATGTCAGCCATGAAACACCTGCTCCCTTACTTCGCCGCCTTGCGCTCGTTGGACCGGATTTCCCACACCTTCGCCCACTCCATCGCCTCATACGCCGACATCGGGCGGTGACCTGGTGACCCGTTCAACAGTTCACCCACCGTCCTACCCAACGACTCCGCTAACTCGAAGAGGAATCGTCGTCGGGGATGGAGGGCGAGTCTTTTCCCGCCTCCACTTCTTCCTCATCCGTCAAACCAGACAGCCGGGCACCAACCTCAGCAACCGACATGACAGCCTTCGCCGACTTCGAGTTCAACGCCGCCAAATCGTCGGACGTGAACAGGCGCTCACCCGTTGACGGGTCGAACGCGGTCGCGATAACCACGGACGCGTTCCACACCGGGTCGTTGAGGCCACCGGACTCGCGGGCTTTCACCGAGTCCTGCGCCACCTCCGCGATGGCCTCCCGGGCACCCAAATCCATGCCCCGCACCTCAACGTCGCAGTCCCACTCGGGAACGTGCACCAGTTCGGTGGGAATGTCGGCCGCTGCAAGAATCGAGTCGCGTAGACCCATCGTGTCACTCCAATGCTAGAAGGTGGTTCGGGTTACCGCGCCGGTAACTTGTAGGTCAGCCTTCCACCCAACGACCTCGGAAACCTTCTCCGACACCTCGTAGCTGGTCACAATCGCTTCACCCGTGTACTTGATCTGCCCCGAGGTGGAACCTTGAGGGCCGAAAATGAATGTCGCGGACGCCTGCGTTCCCGCTTTCAT